GAATGAGCCATAAAAGGCGCTGTAGATGGGTGTGGATCCATATGTGTTGAGACCCCCAGTTCTCACCTGTGACAGCCACCGTTGTAAATAGTCCTTGTGTTTCAGGCAATAGCAGTCCTTACTAAGTGCCTTCAATCCACGGACCATGATCCAGCGGCCGTCTATGAAACAAGGGCGGGTTTGGCAAAAATCGATATGTTGAAATTTGTCAGTGAAACCCTCCACCTTAAGTGTAAAACCCATCGTTAGAAACCATGTGGTGACATCCTGAAGTGAAGGCTCAACTTCTACCTCGCGGGTGGCGAGGTAGACGCTTTGCCAATTATCAGGGTCAGTCAACGCTAATGTCTCTAAGCGTTTGCTGCATCGGGTACGACGTAATAGCAAGGCATATGCAGTGCGTGACATTATAACGACGCAATCATCACCGTTGTCGACGACGTTGATGTCAACACGAGGTTTTAGGCCACAATAAGTTACATAGTATGAGTATAATAGCCCACACATTATTACTTTGTTGCCCAACGACGTGTTCATGTCACCACTCATGCGTGATCCATTCTTGCTGTACTTAATCGTGTAACGCGATCCACGCTCATTGGCTACGTATGCTCGGCCGATATTCTTGACAGTCCGCTGTAGACACCATTCCAATGTATCATAGCATGTGTCGTGTTTGTATATCCTCCGATATATACTGTGTTCCCAATTGAGGGCCGGAACAGAGACATGTTGGTCCATGCGAGACAGATCCAAACTGACCGCTACTGGATCAGTTATTTCTGTCCATGCGTCATGTAACATGCTGGCAGTCTCTTGCGCGTTTTGTCCACAAATGACAGTAGGGCGACCGTAGACGCGGTCGATCGCCTTGTATATTTGTTTCTCAGCAGGCCGAATAAACGACCCAAAGATGAGGTTGAAAACCACGCCACGCGGCTGTATGATGCGAGGTGCTGGATCAGGTTTGTCAGCTTTAACTGCAACCTTTTCCGCTTTCACAAATGAAGTCA